TCGCCACCTTTCATCGCCGAACTAACTTATTGATTATCTTGCAAGTCGTTGTTTCTACTAACCCATTTACATAAATGGGTTTTTTGTTGCCTGAATTTTACCATCCATTAAATCAATCACTTACAACACCTCATTCCCCTGTATGGCGACAAAATGGCGGCACCGCTTTTGCCATGGCGGCAACAGGTAATAAAAACCCGCCAGCGGCGGGTCAGAATCAGTAAACTAATTGTTCCTGCATTCCTTTCGGATGAGGGGGAGCGGCGCTGATTTTTTGCGGACGGCAGACGGACCGCACAAAAGTCTCATGCGTCACAAACGTATGCCCGCACTCAATATTGGTGCACTGGTTGTATCGTTCTTTGGTTTCGCTGGAAACCTGAAAGCTACTGCGTGTATGCGCGGCCTGACCGCACATCGGACAATTCATCATTTCGTTCAGCCCTCACTCTTAACCAGTTCGCAATAATGATACATTATTGTTCTCAATTTGGAACTAATCATTCAATGTCGAACTCATCTATTTTCACTTCGAGATCCAGACTGGTCGTAAATCCGTTATCCGGGCTGACGCTATGTGTCAGTGTGGTAATGGTCCACTCCGCATCATCAATAGGCTGCTTGAAGCCGCTCACCTTCACCGGCATTTCGGTGTAAAGATCTGCCCTGCCTTCTGCGAGCTGCAGGGAGAAAGACGCGACACCGCGCTGCAGGCGTTCCCACTGCGTCTTTGCTGCTCGCTCCGCATTGCTGCGGTTGGCATAGGTCCGGTTGAGTACCAGCACGTTTTCATCGGTTCCCATCAGATAATCACCCTGCTTCGCTTCTGGCTCTTTGGGCGTGGCGGTTTTCTTGCGGCGGCGCTTCACCTGCGTGGTCTCTTTCTTCTTCGGTTCACGGGTATGAAGCCAGCTGGCGATGACGCCGGTGTATGCTCCGCGATCGACCAGGGTGAACCGGTGTCCGTCTCCAGCTTTACGGGTGATAGTGATAACCGGCAACAGTTTGCCGCTGGCCGTTCTCCCCTGCCCCTGGCGGATAAACAGCAGGTTCCCGTCCTTCACGGAGGCAATCGCCCCGTACTGGCGCGCCAGCTTCATCAGGAAACTCGCATCGCTCTCGTTGGTCTGGTCCAGGTGATCCAGCGTCTTGTCCGTCAGGTCCTTGCCCAGCGCCAGTTTCAGGTTGTGGCGGGCGGCAATCTCTTTCACCACCTCGCCCACCGTGGTCTGGTGCCAGGACTTTTCACGCCGGGTGTTGAGGGTCTCCCGAAAATCCGCGCTGCGGGCGCGGATGGTCAGCCGGTCAGGTGCGCCGGAGTGTTCAATCTCATCCACGGTAAATCCGCCTTTCGGGAACAGCGGCTGGCCTTTCCAGCCCAGCGCCAGGTGGATCACCGCGCCGCGACGCGGCAGAACAATCATCCCGTCCGCATCGTCCAGCTCCAGATCGAGCTGGTCAGCCTCAAAGCCTCTGTTGTCGGTCAGCGTCAGACTCATCAAGCGCGCATCCATCACCGTCGTCACGTCTTTGCCTTCGATAGTGATGCTAAACGCCGGGCTTTTGCTGTTCAGGTCCGGCAGATCGCTGTTCAGATTCATGATAACAGCCCTCCCGCCATATTTTTCACCTTGCCAATCGCCGAGGCCGCCGTGTCCTGCAGGTTACTGAGCTGATCGCTCAGGCTGCCGAACATCTCAGACAGCGATTCGTCCACCCGTTTGAGGGTCAGCGTGAACTCAATCCGGCGCGGCATACCGCTTTCAAAAAACTCCGTTTTGGTCTGGCTCAGGCTCTCGATCACAAACATGCCGTAGATAGTCCCGCTGCCCTCAATCAGCGGCCACGCTTTCCCCAGCTCCGCCATCTGCTCCAGCGCCAGCAGAGAGAGCCTGCCGCCGGTGATTTCCGGCAGCAGCACGCCGGACAGCGTCAGGGAGTCATTATCCGGGCCGAGAAACTGCGTGGACGGGCGACGGTTCACCCGACTGTTGGCCGCATGCCGCCAGCTGCGCTGATACTGTAGCTCCTGATAGGGCACGGTTCGCAGCATGAATACGTACAACCCCAGCACCATCATCATTATTCGTAACCCCCTCGATCACTGAAATTACTGCGTGTTTTTGCCCAGGCCCTGCTCTCTCGCTCATCAAGCTGCCGGGCTACCTCCCGGGCGATATCCTGTGCGCTTTGTCCTGGCTGGGCGACAATATGAATTGGGGCGCTTATCTCGTACTTAATGACCTGCGGCTGTCTTTCTGCCTTCGCCGACGGCGCCGGTTGCGTCCTGACAGGTACACTGTACGGATGAAGTGGCGCGGCTTCTGCCGGGGTAGCCGCCAGGCCCATTACGCCAGCGACCATGGAAGCGAACACCTTCTGGCGCATAGCTATCGGGTCAACCCTGTTATCCGTGATTTCCGTAATGGCCGGTACTGGCATGACGGCCGCAGCGATATCAGCCAGTTCCGCAACACGATCCCGACCAGGAAGTTTTACCGGGGCGTTAACAATCTCAGGAGGCAGTATTAACCTGCTTTCAGGCCGTTGCTCCGGGCTGGCTGTTACATTACGAACCGGGCTTACCGTTGCCGCCAGTTTCACCAGCTCAGTAGTACGATTGATTACCGGAAGATTTGCCGGACCGTTCACACTATCAGGTGGCAGAGCTATCGCGCGTTCGGGACGTTGTTTAGCGCTAGCCGGTTCCGTCAGCGAAGGATTGAGCGTTGCCGCCACCCTTGCCAGATCAGCAGTCCGTTTCCTGCCGGTGACATTGGCGGGCCCGTTAACGATCTCTGGGCCATTCTCACCCACGATGCCGAACTGGCCGCGCGGAATGGTACCGCCGCTGTCGTACATGCCAGCAAAACCCATCGGCGGGAATCCGCCAGGCGGCAGCACCACTTTACCGTCTCTGTTTACCGTGGCTGGTTGCTGCCGCGTGACCTGCTCAGGAAGCTTCGCTTTGGCCGCTTCCTTGCTGACAATGCCAAGTTTTTCAAGCAGCCAGGACACGCCCGATTTAAGCGAATCCAGCGGGTGCATGACCATGTTCAGCCCTGCCGCCAGCGCTTCGCCAAACTGCCTCCCCATCGAAGCCGCGTTTTGCAGTTCTTCAGAGGTGGATTTAACCGGCGTCAGCAGATCAGTAAACCAGCCCCACAATGCCTGGACCTTGTCACCTATCCACTGGAAAACAGGCTGCAGTGGCTCAAACGCCGCACTGACAGGCGCAGCTGCAGCTTTGAATCCTTCAACCACTCCGCCTAAAAATGCGCTTATCGGCTGCCAGTATTTCCAGACAACCAGCGCCACGCCAGCCAGCGCCGCCACAACGAGCCCTATCGGACTAAGCAGGGCGCCCAGCAATCCAGAAATCCCGTACAGCGCAACGCGAAGGAGGGCCAGCGGGCCGGACGTCAGAAAACGCAGCACGCCACCGGCTGCGGATAATCCCCCGCGCAGCGCGGCCAGCGGATTCATTACCATGCCGATAATGTTGCGAATACCAGACATTCCGCTGCGAAGGACAGCAAGCGGCGCAGCGGACAGCGCTTTCAGCGCATTGCCAGCCAGCCCGGCAGAACGTCGCAGGGAGTTAAGGGGAGACGTCAGCAATCCGGCGCTGCTGCCGGATGCCGCCAGGCCACGGCGCAACAGGGAAAGCGGTGCATTTGCCAGCCAGGACAGCGCACCGCCGGTGCGGGTCACTGCAGACATAACGGAGGGGAGTGTTTTTACACCCAGCACGGACAGGCCAAAACGGATCACCGCCAGTGGCCCCAACACGGCAGCCACGGCCACCGCCAGCGTGCCGAGCACAACGGTGATCGCAGCTGTGGCTGCAGCCACTTTCATCAGTGTGCCCGCCAGCTGCGGGTTAGCCTCAACCCATCGACGCAGTGCCCCGGTAACGTTTTTGACGTACCCCATGATATCCATCAGCGGCTGGCGTAAGGTTTCACCCAGGCTACTGAAAGCGTTCTGCGCGCCGGTTTTCACAAGCAACCACTGTGCGGAAAGTGAATCCTTATTGATATCGGATTCTTTCTGCATGGAGCCGTTAGCCTCAGTGCCTGAGGTGAGTTTCAGCTGTCGCTGCAGCTCCGGCAGGTTGTTTGCAAGCTTCGCCGCATCATCGCCAAACTCCTTGCCAAATATCATCGTCATGGCGGACAGGCGTTTATCCTGCGGCAGCTTGTTGACCTTCTCCAGCACGCGCTGGATGGTCCCCATTGCGTCCTTTGTCATCTGCTTTTCAATCTCTTCTGGATTGAGTTTCAGCAGATCCATACCTTCCATGAACCGCTTGCTCTGCATGGTCGCAATCGACAGTTCGCGCACCATCGCATTTGATGCGCTGGCGGCAATTTCAGGCGCGGCGCCCAGAGACAGGAAGGTGGAACCCAGCGCGGCCGCCTTTCGGAAATCAAGCCGGTCGGCCACGCCTCCCATGCGCTGCAGCACATTGATGATATCGCCGCCCTTAGACATGGCGTTATCGTCCAGGTAGTTCAGGGCATCGCCAAGCTGTTCAATATTGCGGGTCGGCACTTTATACAGCTGCGCGATTTTCCCCAGCCCTTCCGCCAGCTCATCGGCTGGCAGCTCGAATGCCGTTGCGGCCTTTGCTGCAGTGGATGCAAAGGCCAGCAGGTCACGCTTCTGGTCTTCGTAAGAATCGTTCTGGTTTGTCACGCCCATGCGTGCGCCACCTTCAACCAGCGCGGCATAGTCGATGGCGCCATTCTCCATCGGCAGCTGTTCACTGGCGGCCTTGATGGCGTCCTGCATGTCGTAAAACTGTTTTGTTCGGTTGCCGTTGTCGTCCCTCAGCCGTTAACCTGCTTTGCCACGCCTTTCATCGCATCTTCCATGCTGGCATAGCTTTTAACGGCAGCCATCACCGGCGCCCCCATCGCCAGCCCGGCGGCAGTAGTTGTTGCTCCGGCGCCCGCGATACGATCCCGCACCTCAAGACGCCGCGAATACTGATCGCGGATGGCGTTCATACGGGCCTGCTGCTCGCCCAGGCATTTAAGGGATTTCTGCTGTCGGTCCAGCGCCTGCCGGGTTTCGTCGGCATTCTGCCGCAGTTCACGCTGCGCACTACTCAGCTTTTTGGTGTCCAGTCCGGCCTCATTGAGCGCAAGACGCTGACGCTGCACCGACTGACGCAGACCGTTGTATTTGCTCTGCAGCTCGTTAACGCGGTTTTTTGCCTGCTCAAGCAGACGCGCCTGCGCCGCCGTCGGGCGGTTAGTGGCCGAGAACTGCGTGGCAAGCTTCGCCGCTTCTTCGCGGGCGGCCTTAAGACTGTTGCCGGTGACGGCCAGCTGCGCGCTTGCCTTGCGGAAACCGTCAATACGGCCCGCCTGGGCGTCCAGTTCTTTTAATCTTGCGCGGCTTTGCTGAATGGCGGTAGCCAGCTCTTTAGAGCTGGCCTGCGCTGATCGGAATGGGCGGGTGAGCTTATCAACCGCACTTAGAATTACCTGCAAACGCAGGTTAGTGTCACTCATCGCTGGCCCCGCTTCTCTGAATCGCTTTATGCCGCCACTCCAGCACTTCGGTCAGCGGCATAACGTCAGTGACGGACGGCGGCCAGTGAAAAATGGTGGCGATATCAGCCACCAGGTCTTCTACCGTCAGGCTGTCGGCAAACCGGCAAGCACCGATTTCTTCAACAAAAAAGTGACCACCTCAACCGACAGCGCGGTGAGATCGGCGGGGTCCATTTCAGCCATTTCCTGAGCGGTCAGCGCGGGCGTGGAGATGCGGGGAATAATCGTCATCATCGCGCCGACGTCCATATCCATGATCGCCTGCAGACGGGTGCCACGCAGCGCGCCGGACTGCGGCTTGCGCAGCACAATTTCGGCAATTTCGGTTTTACCGCGTTTGATTGGGGTGTCCAGCTGTACGGTTTTTTCAGTCAGTTGTTCGCTCATTGTCATGTCCTGTTAATAAGGTACTGGCGCGGCTGCCCGCGCCTTTAAAGTAGATCAGAGGCCCAGGGCGTTGCGGTGTTCTTCCATCAGGTCCACGCCATCAACGATTTCAATCATGTTGATCACATCAACCTCATAGAGCACCTCGCCGTTAATGGTCAGCTTCGCGTAGCTGTTGGTGCTGCTGACTTTTGTGGTGTTGCTCTCCCCGGTTTTCCATTCGCCGGAATCGACTTCTTTATGTCGCCCGCGCACAACCAGCTCAACGGCCTGCACTTCGCCGGTATCGTCACGCTGAATGGAGCCGGTGAAACGCAGCTGGATACCGTCAACGGTGGCTTTACCCATCTGTTTGAATAACAGCAGTTCGGTGCCACCGATTGAAAATTCCGTGTCCAGCGCGCCATCATCCAGCCCCAGATCGACATCCGCCGAACCGGGCATACCGCCGCCGCGATACTTTTCAAACTTGCGGCCGAATTTAGGCAGGGTCAGGGACTCAACGATCCCCTGATAGTTATTCCCGTCGTTAAACAGGTTCAGGTGTTTTAACTTGCGTGGTAAAGCCATATTGTCCCCTTACGCGCTGACCTGGCTGGAGAAATCCAGCAGATACTGATCGGTGATGCGCTGGCGCAGCATCAGGTTTTCCAGAGGCGGTACCGGCGTATAGTCGTAATCGATAGTGAGCTTCCCGGCTTTCAGGGAATCTTTATCGTTTACGGACTCATCCAGCCAGCAGTCGGCGCCGATGATGTAGCCCTGCGTTTTCAGGTTGCGCAGTTTGGCGCGAATACCTTCGATAATGTCGCGGGCCAGCGACGGGTTAAGCACGCCATCCACCGCCCACATGTGCGCTTCGGCGATGGTGTCAGCCAGTACCTGCGCGGTTCGGGTGTAGTTTTCAAAGGCAAACAGAGGATCGTCACTGAGGCAGCGGGAGCCCCAGAAGCGGAAACCGTCTTTGCGGATCAGCGTGGTGACATCGTTCTGGTTCAACAGCCCCGCATCGGTTGCCGGGTCCTGCAAATCCCAGAACACATCAGCAGAAATGCCGGTGACGCCATTCACACCCACGTTGGACAGCGATTTGTGCCAGCCGGTCTGTTCGTCAATTTTGGCACGCAGGCCAAGCGCACGGGCTGAGGCATAAGCCGTTGCGTCAGCATTCAGCACGGTGTCAAAACTGATGAAATCAGGCCAGATCAGCATCCCCTCGCGCTGGCTGAAATTAGCGCGGTAAGCAATGGCCTCCTCTACCGTTTTACAGCCGTAGGCTGACAGATAGGCGAACCCGCGCAGACTCTGCGCCACGCTCAGCAGCTCAGTGGCAACTGCCTGCGTATCGTGCCCCGGCACGCCAAGAATGCGCGGCTTAACGCCGAGCTGGGACTGCGCAGATAACAGCGCTTTCATCCCCGTTTTTTTACCGTCGGCTGTCACGCCGCCGATAATGTTGGAGGTTGTCTCCGCTTCGGTTTCACCCTGTGCAACGCGCACAACGACGGTCACGGGTTTAGCCTGGTCGGCAATTGCATCCAGCGAGCGGGCCAGCGTGCCGGACTCGCCTGCTTTACCGCTGGCGGTCAGCACGTCGGTAAGCAGGACCGGTTTATTGAGGGGGAACACGGACGCATCTGCATCATCGCCGGTACAGACCATACCGACAATTGCCGTGCTTACTGTTGAAATGGGGCGGGTGCCATCGTTGACCTCAACGACGCGCACACCATGGTGATAATCCTGAGCCATAAGGCACTCACTCCGCTTTAGGGTTGAATGCATATGCTGCATGTAGAATTCGAAGCATGCATTTGGTATGTATTGTTGTATCGCTAATACAATGGCTTGAGATTCAAATGAAAGCTGAAGATAACGTTGTTGATAACTGGATAAAACAATCAGTCAGGAGGGAGATCCTTTACCGACTAGTTGTATGGTGTTTGATAACTGTAATAGCTTTATTTATAAGCTCAAACGCCCCAACCTTCGCACTTGACAAATATGTTACCCCCGTTATTTATAAATTAATTGAACAATTAAATTTCATTTGGGCTTTTTTATATTTCTTTATAACCACATCGTTTTTCTTTAAAGATATGGCATACATGAGAAAAGATAATTGGGGCAATCACAACATCCGACACAATTTCGGCATGCTATTAAGAAAATTCACGTGTGAAGTGCTGTTATGGTCTGCTGGAATCTCATCCTCTCTCGTGACAATCATAGCAATAAGCTTCCCCATAATTTTATTCAAAGATGATAACTCAAACGCGCGAGATTATTTCCTAAGCATAGCCATAGTATTTTTTACCTTTATATTTAGCGCCATGATCCTTTTCTTTTATTATTTCCTGAGAGCAGATCGCCCTGCTATATATCACATCACAAATTCGCGCTTACTAACTCAAGTGATTTATCTATTTCTATTTTTAGGATGCGGTGCTATGTATTTTTGGATTGAAGCAAAATGAACCCCTTGTGTTAATTGTTATACCCCCCTCCAAATATGAGGGGGGTGAGGAATTAAATCGGTTGTTCCGGCCAGACAAGGTTTGGTCCCAAGAGGGGATCGACTCGATTTAATAAAACTCGATACTTCCTCCACGCATTATATAGATTGCTCTCTTCATTATCAGCAATACCCAGCTCAACTGCATCCTGCAAAGGACTGATTATTGCCCCTGCCATAATAAGTAACTCTGCCTTTTTTAATTCTGCATTCTTAACATCAGCAGCAATTTTAGCATTTTCATCCGTCACCCATTGCTCACCATTCCATGCATCGTAAGGTGTTGCAGGTGCGACTGTTGTCGTCCCCGCTGGATAACCACCCGGCAGGGTTATTTCAACAGGTTCGCCGGTTTCCGTATTCCATACAGTTTCGCCACGATGATCCGCTAAATATTCCCAGCTATCGTCCGCAATCGTTCGACATACAACAAAACCATCTTTTCCCTCAGGAGGGGCATCAGTACACGCATTTGCGGGGAGTCCCACACCAACAGGAATATACTCTGTTGTTGAAGACAGAATTTCCCGCGTCTCACTATCATAATTGAATACCACAACATTACCTGCCGTTGTGGCAAAACCGTATTCCATTATAGCGTTCTGCATTATGCAGCCCTCACAATATAGTTAAATGCAACGTTACGCGGCCTCGTTTCACTGCTAAACATTGCAGAGCCAAGCGCGGCTTTTGCGGTATATGTTTGCAACAATGTGCCCGTGGACGGGTTCGGATTATATTCGTTGGTTCCATCCGGGTAATAAGCCATTGCTGAATTTCCATCAATAAAGACCGCTGTCATTGCGCCATCTCCACCCGTCCCGTTTGTAGTGGGCAACCAGTGCCTGTGATCGAATGACATTCCCCCCTGCGCTGACAGCAATCCACGACCGGTATCCACGCCACGACCATCGTCCCAGCCACGAATAAACTCACCACGCAGATCAGGTAATTTCAGAGCAGGATACGCCTGAGCCAGTTTTGGATATTGCGCCGCAGTAAAAGCTGCACCGTTGCATTTGAGCCACCCCGCCGGAGCTGTAGCAAGAGGCCATGGCACTGGCACTCCAACCGGCAGGGCCGAACCCGCCCCCAGGCCGAGGTTATTCAAAAATGCGGCAACGTCAGCAATATCCGCACCGTTTTTACTGATCTCCATCTTCCCTGCTAGTGCATTTGTCATCGTGGTGGCAAAGTTAGGATCGTTGCCCAGTGCTGCAGCCAGTTCATTCAGCGTATCCAGTGCCGCCGGTGTTGACCCTACCAGTGCTGCAATAGCCGATTTAACAAAAGCCGTATTGGCAATCTGCGTGTTATTAGCCGTTTGCGCTGCAGTAGGTGCCGTCGGCGTTCCCGTCAGGGCCGGATTTGCCAGTGGTGCTTTCAGTCCGAGCGCGTTATTGAGTAACGACACCACGGCCTGCACAAATGCCGTGCTGGCAATCTGGGTGGTGTTCGTCCCCGCCGGTGCTGTTGGCGTTTTGGGCGTGCCCGTCAGGGTCGGACTCTCTTTCGGGGCGTACTGAGAATGCGGATCGGCTGCAGCCAGGTGTTTTGCCATCAGGTCATCGACATATACCTTCAGCTCCAGCACCTTGTCATCGACATACTTGCGGGTCGCCAGCACCACGGCGGGGTCAATTTTCAGGGTGATAGTGTCAGTGCTGCTGGTGATCAGCACCATGCGCACGGTCTGGGTGCGCCCGCTCCCCTCTGCCAGCTGCGGCTTGTAGCTCTCCGGACAGTTGCCGACGGCAATCAGCGCACCGGTATCATCAAACAGACCAACCTCGCGAATCCACCACCCGCCCTCAGTTTCGGGGATCACCTGCTCCGCAATAATCTGGCTGCTGTTCTGCGGGTCGATATACAGCATATTGAGATCGGCACGGCGCTTTTCAGCAATCAGCCTGGTCTGCTGCGCGCTGGGTGTGGGGAGTAAACCGCCACCGTCGCCCACCGCCATCTGGGTAATTTTCAGCGGAACGCCGAGCGCGGCGGCGCTGGCCAGTTTCGCCGCGCCGATCTCCGTCAGCAGTGTATAGAATTTTGCGCTCATGGATTCACTCTCACTGTATCGATAACGTGGACAGCCCCGCCCTCGTAAGCGGTGCCGCCAGAAATAATGGTGTCGTTGATATACGGGTAAATCGTGATTTCTTCGCCGGTGTAGGTGGCTGCACCGACGAAATACGGCCCGCTGGTCTGCAGGTTGATTGACATGCCGATCAGATGACGGCTGCAGGGTTTGGCGTCGCTGATGAGGCGCTCCAGCTCCAGATAGGTTTCTTCCGTGATGCCCTGGTCCTGCACGCCGATATCCAGGCGAAACGTGCCCGGCTGTTCGCCGGTCTGCCACCATTCGATAATGCGGATCAGGAAGCCGAACGGCTCCACCACCCGACGAACGGCACTGGTTGTGCCTTTGTGCTGATGGATATAGAACGCATCCTGCACCACCCGGCGCTTCACGCTTTCTGTCCAGCTCTCGTCCCAACGGTCCACGGAAAACGCCCACGCCAGATACGGCAGAAAACTGACCGGACAGGTTGCCGGGTTCCACAGGTCACGCAGCGGCACCGCAAGCCCGGAAATGCCGCTGCAGCTCTGCGCCAGTCGGCGCTCAAGCGGCGATGAGCCAGGCGGCAGCAAGCTATTCATCCGTGCCCCCGTTAGTCACATTCCACTGCGTACATGAGGCAGCCTGCGTCTTATCCAGCACCACATCATTCAGAGGAGACGCCAGCTCCACGCGCTGAACACCTTCGACATGCAGCGCGGCATACAGTGCACTGCGGCGGATATCGCGTCCGAGCCGCGTCTGGCTGGCGATGTACTTCTGCAGGCTGGTTTTTGCCGCCGCCATCACCGGCTCCGCCTCCGGTCCAGGATAGAGAAAAATGGTTGCATCCACGCTGTACGGGATAATTTCGGCGCTGCGCACCGTCAGGTGATCCGCCACCGGGCGCACGCTCTCGTTGTTCAGCGCCTTTTCCACCACTGCCAAAAGATCAGCCCTGGCCGTGCCATCGCCTTCGCGGCTCAGTACGGTCAGCACGACCTCCGCCGGTGCCGGGCTGGTTGCACTGGCATCCGCCACGCGCCCGTCCGCACTTCTGGCGTGAAACTCATAGGCCGCCGTCGGCCCCGCAACGGACAGCCCTTCAAATGCAGCGGGAACACGCAGACGCAGCGCCTCATCGCTTTCCATCACTGCAGCTACCGGCGGCACGGCGTCGTTGTCGGCGGGCGTTACCGTCAGGCGTTTCACGTTATAGTTGGCGGCCAGCTGTTCCAGATCGCCGCCGAGGGCATACGCCACCATGACCGCTTGCGCGGCCTCGTTGATGCGCTGGCGCAGCAGCACTTCGCGATAGGTGCTTTCCTGCAGCTGTTTGGTGATGGGTTCAGATTCCAGCGCCAGCGTACGCGCGACTGCCGTCTGCTCATCCGCCGGGTACAGCGCCACAAAAGCAGCCTTGCGATCCGCCAGCAGCGTCTCAAAATCCGGCACGTCCACAATCTGCGGCGCGGGGAGCTGGGAGAGGTCAATGACCGCCATTGTCTGCTCCTGTTGATACGGAAAGGGAAACCGGCGCGCCGTTGTTGCGCTGCCCGGTAAGATCAACGACCATCGAGCCGTCAAAGTGGGAATTGATGGTGATGGAGGCCAGCGTCAGGCGAGGTTCCCAGCGGCTCAAAGCCATATACACCGCAGACATGATCTGCAGGCGCAGTGCTGGGTTTTGCGGCTGGTCAATCAGGACGGATAACAGGGAACCGTATTCCCGCCGGGCAATGCGGCTGCCCTGCGGCGTTAGCAGAATATCTCGCACCGACTGGCGCAGGTGGTCCGTGTCTGTGATGGCCTTGCCGTTGCGCTGACTCATACCGATATACAGCGTCATACCGGGCCTCCCGATGTGTCGCCGCCGGACTTCACTTTGTTGTGCGCGTGGTTATCCACCACGATCCCGTTGGAACTCATCGGGCCGCCGCCCTGGGAGACTGCACCGTTGATCACAACGTTACTGTTGATGCGCGTGGTGTCGGCCTCCACAACAAACTCAGCGGTTTTGAGGGTGATATTGTCTGCCGCTTCGATCACCATCGATTTGATCCCACTGACGTGCCAGCGTCCGGTGGCAGGTTCATACTCAAACCAGCCCCCATCCGGGTACTGCGTCACACATCCATCCACAGAATCCGACGGCGGCGCAAACTCGCTGGAGTAGATGGCAGGTAGCGCAAACGCGGTTTCGAGATTCCCACCCATGCTCAGAACCACCACCTGCTCAGCCGGCGACGGGCACCACCATGTACGGGCCCCCCCGGCGCGTAGCGTCAGCCAGTTAATCCAGTTGGTTTCGAGTTCGCCCACCTTTACCCGGCACAGCCAGTTCTCCCGGTCCACTTCGGTCACGGTGCCAGTTCGGATCAGGTTGGTGATAAGGCGCATGATTTCTGTGAGTTGTGCGTTCATAAGTTCCACTTTTTAATGAACTATATTTCAATTCGGTTTATATTCATCATTAGAATGTTTGTATCAGCTACGACACAAGAGGGCCTATGCTTACAGCAATAAATGAAATCTCAATCCCTATCCCATATACTGAGAAAAAGGCAGATCTTTGCCTAAATGGAAAAAACCTAATAATAACCGGAGGGAATGGCAGCGGTAAAACTAGCTTTATCACCTCTATATACGAGTATTTAAGAGATGGGCTAGATCAGCCGACCAATAACGACAGACAACATCTTGAACAACAACTCAATAGCCACCAATATAATATGATTCAAGGCGGCCGCGATAGTGGTTCTTATTCATGGTATGAGCAAGAAATCCAGAAAATACAAAAAAGACTCCATGCACTTGATAAATTCCACATAACAACATTTACAAAAGATAGTGCAAGCACCCGTTCACTACTTCGTTTTCACAAAGCCCTTAGAGAGGCAGTAATCACTGCACCTCAATTTGTTCCAAGGCTTTCAGCTTTAGTTCACGAAAATGCTCACTTTTCTAACGAAAAGGATGGTGACAATATCTTTGAGAACTATTTAATCAGCCTAAAGACATCACAAAGTTATGCAATTTCCTTCGATAAGGATGAAGAAAAAGCAACAAGAATACAAAGTTGGTTTGATAAAATTGAATCTGATTTACAGGGACTATTCGAAGATTCAAACCTTAGACTAAGGTTTGATAGTACTGATGGTAAATTTTTCCTTTATCAAAACATGAAAGATAAATTTACTTTTCAGACGCTTTCTTCCGGGTACTCTTCAATCTTAAGAATTTATGCTGATTTGATTATGCGCATAGAAATGTGGGACCTTACTCCAGAGAGTATTGAAGGTATTATTTTCATCGATGAAATAGATGCACATTTGCATGTTTCACTACAAAAAAAAATACTCCGGTTCTTTAGCAACTCTTTTCCGAAAGTTCAATTTATAGTTACAACGCATTCGCCCTTTGTGGTTTCTTCCGTTACTGATGCTGTGATTTATGACTTATCTAGCAACCAACAAATTGTTGACGTATCGTCTTACTCAAACAATATTATATTGCAAGAATTATTCGGTGTTAACCCAATGTCGATTGTATTATCTGATAAGTTAGAGGAAATTGAAAAAATCATATCAAGTTTAAACAACAATAATGTTGAAATCGCTATTAAAATAATACAATCCCTTGCTTCATCAGAAGAATCCATGGACAGTGAAGCCAGTGCCTTTGTCGATTTTGCAAAACTTCAAATTATTAAATATAAGAAAGAAAACGCTCAGGAGAAATGATGTTTAGAGTTAACAGAACATACCCTGCGCCAGTTTCATTGGCTCGAAAATCACGTTACGACGACCCTGATGTGCATGAAGCCTTACAGGAATGCTTTTATGGAAAATGTTACATTTGCGAGAATAAAGATCCGTTAGATATAAACATTGAACACTTTGTTTCAAGGAAAGAAGATGCTAGCAAAACTTATGACTGGGACAATCTCTATTTGTCATGCGGCAGGTGCAACAATATAAAACTAGACAAACACGATGAGTTACTTGATTGTTGCAACGAAACTGTATGGAATCGTATAAAGTTACTACCAGGTTTCTCAGCAAAAGCTAAAAAAGTAACCATAGAACCACTATTTATTGACAATAAAACATTAACCACTGCTGATCTACTTGAGAAAGTGTACAACAGCGATCACACGATAAATAAAAAATTAACATCGGCAGCACTACGTTCACAAATAACAAAAACAACGCAAAAACTTATCAGAAACATTATTGAATATTATGAAGATGACACTCCAGATGACCGAAAAGTATATTTGATTGATAAAATCAAAGTCATGATTAGACGTGATGCTAAATTTTCAGCATTTTGCAGATGGATTGTCCTCGACGACGCAGAGCTTTGTGAGATCCTTGAACCCTTCATGGACTAGTAATTATGCAACTTAACTATTTTAACCAAGATAATAGTGCATCAATTGTGACCTTCTTTGCTTCATCATTGATGCCAATTAGTTGTCGTGATGCATAATGCACCTCTGGTCCATTATGGCTGACACGATCCCGAAGGCCATAATGATGCACCCGCGCAATCCGCTGCACCTTCCCTGCAAACTGCACGCTGGCTGACTCCGCGCTGGCTGCAGTTTTCAGGTATTTTGCCGTGCGCAGTTTCGAGAACATTTGCCGCTTAATACGCCCCTTTTTAGTCCGGGCAGTGACCTTTCGCGGCTCGAAGCCGCTTCCGTCAGGATTACGCTGCAGTCGGATATTGTTTTGCTGATTCCGGCGCAGCTCCTGCGCCAGCTCGCGCATCATGCGCTGACGTGCGGCAGGCTCCAGATTCGCCAGCAGGGCCGCCAGCCACTCATCCACTTTGTGCAGATTATCCACGTTTTACCGTCCACATTTCTTCTGGCTCGTCAGGTTCTGGCTCCGCCTCAACCGTTGAAATCCCACCGTCGGTGCTGACCAGCACGCGCTCCGTCAGCTGCAGGTTCAGGCTGATATCGCACACGTCGTTGCGCAGAATATCGACCTCAAAGGTAAACAGCTTTTCGCGCAGGTCAGGGTTGTTGATGGCATCGGCCTGATTGTCTTTCAGCCACAGCAGCACCGGGGCCATCAGCAGATTCTGGTCGCCGCTGAAATCCTCAATCACCACGTTCAGGGTGTAGCGGTATTCCCACGACATGGACTGCGCGCCGGTTGCCACCAGAGAACCGTTATCCACGAACAGATGCAGCTTGTCCGGGTTATCGCGGACATAAGGCACCGCCTTATTCAGGGCGCTGCGTAAGGACTGCGGCTTGTTCACTGTTTCGCTCCTGACACGCAACAATCGTGTCCACTTTGTCAGCACAGACCGCCCAGGCGGCCTCGGTTTCATCCAGCATCACGTTCAGATCGCCGTTAGTGCGCGGCGCTGACGGGTTCAGGCTGCACGGCGTCACTCTGGGACAGCCATTCACGGTAAGCTGCACCTCCGGCGAGGGCCGGACGCCCCCGCAGCCGGATAATGTCAGCAGGCAAAGGAGTGTCAGCCCAGCGGCGTAAATCTTCGTTCTCACGTTTCAGTTCCTCGATCCGGTGCTGCCGGTTACGCAGCAGCGCGGAAGTCCGCTCCGCCGCCGCATAAAGCCGCATCTGCGCCCGGCTGTTGGTTTCGGTCAGAATGGACAGGCCAATCAGCTGGCTGTTTTTCTTCGCCAGTGCCTGCGTTCTGGTTTCCAGTACCTCGCCCTGAGTTTCGATGGTGTGCCGGGCGTTGTTCAACCGCCATGACTGCCAGCCCAGCGCCGCCAGTACCAACGCGAGTATGACCGCCAGCGTGCGCATCATGCCCCTGCCCCTTTCAGGCACCAGGCCATTTCACGCGCACGGCGATTATCCAGCCCCTGATTAAACACGCCCTTGACGTACACCCAGCGCGGCAGCTGGCGGCAGGCATCCGTCCAGCGCTTTTGATTGAGCAGTTTCACCAGCGTGGAGCTGCAGGCATTACCGGTGCCAACGTTGAAGGCAAACGACACCACCGCGTCATAGACCTTTTGCGGCACGGACGACACCACGCATTTCTCCAGCGATCGCTCTACCTGCAGCACATTAGTAATCAGCCCCTGCGCGGCCTGCCGTTCCGTGATGGTTTTGCCCGGCGTAACGCCGGACGTGTTACCGATCCCGTCGGTCCAGACACCTGCGCTGCACTGGTACGGCTGCAGACGACAGCCCTCGTAATCGGCAATCAGTTTCAGCCCTTCCACAGAGGTATGAAGCGACTGAAAGCCGGGCAGCGTGGCGGCAATAGCCAGCACCGCCCCAACCAGGCAGCGTTTAACGATTGAAGGATTCATATTCCCCCTGCGAGATTTTGCCGCCGCGCAGCAGTTTGAAAGACTGGTGTTTGTAGTACCAGTTGATCGCCAGCATCAGCACACCAATCAGCACGCCGCCGACCGTGGAGGCATCCTTAAGCGACAGGTCGCCCAGCCAGGCCAGCAGCACGGCGATGCAGTAAGTGATAAAGGCGCTGACTCTCTCAAGCGTCATGATTCAGTCCCATAGCTGGACGGTCTGCGCGGTGGTCGATGCCGGGAGATCGGGCAGTTCCACCTGCAGCCCGTGCGGTAAAAAGGGGCCATGTTCAGCCAGCCCCGGATTGGCCCGTAATACCTGCTCCGTGACACCCTGCGTGCGCCCGTAGTGACGCCAGCACAGGGCATCCACTGTGTCATACTGGTGCGCACGCACTTTCATCAAATAAGCTCCACCGTGCAGTGCGGCGCGTCCTGCACCCGGCTGATCGCCCAGCGGGCATCGCGCCACAGGTCGCCGCTGGCCTCTGCCAGCTCTTCCCCGCGTTTCACCCCGGACGCCGTGGCGTCATAGTCCTGATATCGCTCATTGAGCACGGCGCGCGCCCAGCAATAGACGGCGTTGTGGTAGTGCTGGATGCGCTCGTTTTTGCCGTCGAGCACGTCCGACGGCACCTCCGCCAGTGCCTGATAACCCAGCATTCGCTGGCGGTTGCGGAAGTCGAACAGCTCGGCGTTCACTTCGGAGATAGCGGTCAGCAGCACCTGCTTTAAGCGCGGTTGCGTCACCGTGCCATCAGTGCGCATCACGCTGCGAAACTCCGACAGATCCACATCCGGCCAGAACGGCGTGTTTTTGATGACCTCCGCCTGTTCCGGTGCCGGTTCGGGCGCAACAAACTTCATGCGGTCTTCTCCTGAATAAGTGGGCGGTGGACGGGATTTTGATAAGGCAAAGCCTGTCGACATCCCGTGCCGCCCGTGCGCGGGGCACGTTCCGTTAGCGGTCGTTGCGCAGTCTGCGCTCCAGCCGCTCTTTGTCTTTCTTCACACCGCAGCGGGAATCCAGCTGGAGCGCATGAGTGAGGTGATTCAGGGCCGATGCCGGATGACTATCGCTTAGCACCGCACCGATGGCTTTGTGCAGGCGCGCCCGCGACTGGTCCGGCATATCCTGCCCGGTGGTCAGGTCCAGCGCCTGCAGCAGCAGGTCGGCATCGAATGGGGCTGCCGCCAGCATCGCGCTTTGCGCCGCGTCGGCCATTTCCTCGGCCAGCACGGTCTGCACGTTGCGGTTGCCAAGCGGCATCACCCAGCCGTGGCGCAGGGCATGACGCCCGATCTCCAGCGCACCGGCATAGTCCCCGGCATCGATACGCCACAGCATCACGTACATCAGGACGTCATCCTGCTGCCCGCCTCCGGCGGCCAGTACGCCATCTGCCCAGGCGGCATATTTCGGCAGCAACTCCACCTTGATCGCCGCCTTTTTTACCGTGGACTGGATGCCCTTGAGACGGCGACGGTCTTCGGCCAGCTGGAGCAGCATCAGGTCATAGCCCGAGGCATGGCGAACACTGCCGCCCTCCCGGGCGGCCTGTTCAGCCTGAATGCGCAGGCGGTGCTGCCGTGCGGGACTCAGGCTCATGCGTTATTCCTCAGATTCCGGCGCAACTGGTGCGCTGAAATCACCGATTGCGATGTTTTCCACCAGAGCCGCGCAGCGGTAGTCTTCCACCACATAGGCCTCGTTTACCGATTCGAAGTTTTCGATGCGGTCACGTTTCGGGTTGTCGATAACCGAGCGGCGGCGGGTCTCTTCCTGCCAGTAGATGGACAGGTTATCCAGACGGGTGATCAGCACGGCGTTCGCCGGGAAATACGGCGCGCGCACGGCCTGCAGGCCGCCCATGCGTTTCTGGCTGATGATGAGATCAGCGGCAATTTTCTCGCTGTTCTCCTGCTCCTTGTTGACCAGCGGGAAATACTTGTCGGAAAGCAGCTCGCGGCCACAGACCACAACCAGCTCGTCATCGTCCTGGAAAATCGGATCGATAAGCTCGTTGACCGCATCCATCACCAGCGCGTCCAGGTTGGCGTACAGACCGCCCTTCCCGACTTTCACCGGCTCGACGGTCACGGTGCCGTCGTCTGCCGTTTTAGTGCCCAGCACGTTGTCCGGCGCGTCTTCGCGGATTTTCTGCAGCCAGCCCTTGTTCACGTCCTGCAGCAGCACGTTCTCGCCACGGTTAGAGGTTTTGGCGCGCTTCACGCCGTTGAAGCCGATCATGATGCGGTCCAGCGCCTGGCGCTTCACGATGGCGTTACGGATACGCACCTGGAAGTCCTGGAATTTGGCCCACAGGTCCAGCTTCGCGTAGGTCAGCACGGTGTCGAAGTTGGTCTGCTCGCACTTGTATTCCACGTCGGCCATCAGCGTCGGATCGGTGGGCTCGCGCTCTTTGGTGGTGGTATCGGTGGTGCCTGCAATGGTGCTGCCGACGCCCAGGCCCAGCAGCTGGCCGGACTGTTCAGCCACGCCCATCACGTTGATCAGCGTCAGAAACGCGGCGGACTGCTGGATTTCATCTTCCAGCGTCTGGGATACCGACGGTTCGACGGTGAACTTGCTGGCAAGCTCGGTCACGGCCACACCGTTCAGGCGCGCCAGCTGCTGCAGGTAGGCGTTAAAGGCAAAGCGGGTTTTCTGTTTCATGTGTTGGTTTGCTCCTCAGCAATTGGTCACGGTGCCTGCCGGGGCGTCGCCGCCCGGCGCGCGCTGGCGGTAGTCCCTGCGGCTGTCTTCGCGGTTGAGCTTCTGCTCAAGCTCAGCAAAAGCGGCCTGCTGCTCCTGCAGGGAGGATTCCAGCGCGGACAGGCGTTCGCCGTTTTCGGTCAGGGTTTTGGTGGTGCGTTCGCTCAGGTTCTGCTGCTCGGTAGCAATCAGCTCCACGGCCTGATGCACATCAGAGAATCGCGCGTCGTCGGTCTGCTCTTTTTTGGTAAACAGTGCGGTAACGCGGGTAAACAGGGAGGGCTTGTCGTCCTGGACTTCTTCCAGCTCGATAAGCGTTTCTTCGGCGGCAGAAAACAGGTTGTCCGGTTTCTGCTTGCGATTCGCCAGCGGGTTGTGGGCAGCACTGGCGCTGAACGCCAGCATTTCGGTGCCGAGACTCGCCGGATCGTCAGTGGCTGCCAGACCCACAAGATAGGCTTTGCCGGTGTCGGCAAATTTCGGGCTGACCTCCATGGAGGTGAACAGCTTCTGGCCTTTTTTGACCAGTTCCACGAGGGAACTGGTCGGCTCCACGTCGGCATACAGCGCCATCTTGCCTGCCAGCGGACCGTCCGTGATTTCTTCGGCAACCAGCGCCGTCACCTGGCCGTAGCGGTTAAAGGCGCTGTCCGGAGAATAGGATTTGATGTGCTCAAGGTTAATCAGCGCGGTGTAGACCGTCGGGTTGTAGCTCGCCGCCATCTGTTCCAGCCATTCACGCTGGATTTCGCGTCCGTCGGTGGTGGCACCTTCCACCCCGATGCGGAAACGCTTTGCTTTCACTGTCATGAGCCGTGCTCCGTTAGAAAACTGTCTGGAGCCTTATGGTTGCGGGATGGGAGGAGTGAGACAACGCGCGGCGCTTGTGCCCTTTGCCATACAAAACGAAGCCGAAGAAAGAGGACATTCAAGCCCGTAGGCTTGTGCCATGGATATGACACTGACCCCCGCAGATCTCGATCCCCGTCGGCAGGCCATGCTGCTGTACTTTCAGGGATACCGCATAGCCCGCATTGCTGAAATGCTGGGCGAGAAAGTTGCAACCGTTCACAGCTGGAAGAAGCGCGACAAATGGGGCGAGTACGGGCCGCTAAATCAGATGCAGCTCACCACCGCCGCGCGCTACTGCCAGCTCATCATGAAGGAGCAGAAAGAAGGGAAAGACTTCAAGGAGATTGACCTGCTGGCGCGCCAGTCCGAGCGACACGCCCGCATCGGCAAATTCAATGACGGCGGGAACGAAGCCGACCTGAACCCCAATGTGGCCAATCGCAACAAAGGCCCACGCAAACCGCCGGAAAAGAATCTGTTCACCGACGAGCAGATCGACAAGCTGCAGGAGGTATTCCACGACTCGATGTTTGCCTACCAGCGCCACTGGTGGGAGGCAGGCAATCGCCACCGCATCCGCAACCTGCTTAAGTCGCGCCAAATTGGGGCGACGTTCTTCTTTGCCCGTGAGGCGCTGATTGACGCCATCACCACCGGGCGCAACCAGATTTTCCTCTCCGCCAGCAAGGCGCAGGCGCACGTCTTCAAGCAGTACATCATCGACTTTGCCAAAGAGGTCGATGTGGACCTGAAAGGCGACCCGATGACGCTCAGTAACGGCGCGTGCCTGTACTTCCTCGGCACCAACGCCCGCACGGCACAGAGCTACCACGGCAACCTATACCTGGACGAATATTTCTGGATACCGAAATTCCAGGAGCTGCGCAAAGTCGCCTCCGGGATGGCCATTCACAAAAAATGGCGACAGACCTACTTCTCCACGCCGTCCAGCCTGACCCACAGTGCGTATCCGTTCTGGTCCGGTGCCCTGTTCAACCGGGGCCGCGCCAAAACGGATAAGGTGGATATTGACCTGACCCACGGCAGCCTTGCCCCCGGCCTGCTCTGCCCGGACGGACAGTATCGCCAGATTGTCACCGTGGAAGACGCGGTGCGCGGCGGGTGTAACCTGTTCGACATTGACCAGCTGCGCATGGAGTACAGCCCGGACGAATACCAGAACCTGCTGATGTGCGAGTTTATCGACGATCTGGCGTCCGTGTTTCCGCTCAGCGAGCTGCAGGCGTGCATGGTGGACAGCTGGGAGGTCTGGAGCGACTTTCACGCGCTGGCGCTGCGCCCGTTTGGCTGGCGTGAAGTTTGGATCGGCTATGACCCAGCGAAAGGTACGCAGAACGGTGACAGCGCGGGCTGCGTGGTCATGGCCCCGCCTGCCGTTCCGGGCGGCAAGTTCCGTATTCTGGAGCGTCATCAGTGGCGCGGGATGGACTTCCGCGCTCAGGCGGACGCCATCAAAAAGCTGACCCAGCAGTACAACGTGACCTATATCGGCATCGACTCCACCGGCGTCGGCCACGGCGTGTATGAGAATGTGAAGGCGTTCTTCCCTGCCGTGCGCGAGTTTGTCTACAACCCCAACGTCAAAAACGCCCTGGTGCTCAAGGCCTACGACATTATCAGCCACCGCCGCCTGGAGTTCGACGCCGGGCACACCGACATTGCGCAGTCCTTTATGGCAATCCGCCGCGCCACCACCGCCAGCGGCAACCGCCCGACCTACGAAGCCAGCCGCAGCGAAGAAGCCAGCCATGCCGATCTGGCGTGGGCAACAATGCACGCACTGTTTAACGAACCGCTGCAGGGCGAATCCGCCAATACCAGCAATATTGTGGAGATTTTTTGATGGGCAAGAACGAGAAAAACCGCGCTGCGGTTCAGCGCACCAGTGGCGCATCAGCAGAAGCATTCAGCTTCGGCGATCCGATCCCGGTGCTGGACCGCCGCGAACTGCTGGACTACGTGGAATGCGTGCAAATGGATAAATGGTATGAGCCGCCCGTGAGCTTTGACGGGCTGGCCCGCACTTACCGCGCCGCCGTGCATCACAGCTCACCGATTGCCGTTAAGCGCAACATCCTGACCAGCACGTTTATCCCGCACCCGCTACTGAGCCAGCAGGCATTCAGCCGCTTCGTGCAGGATTATCTGGTATTCGGTAACGCCTATCTGGAAAAGCGCACGAACCGGCTCGGCGGCATTCTGTCACTGGAGCCATCGCTGGCGAAATACACCCGTCGCGGGATCGACCTCGACAACTACTGGTTTGTGCAATACGGCATGACCACGCAGCCTTACGAGTTCACCAAAGGCAGCATCTTCCACCTGATGGAACCGGACCTGAACCAGGAGATTTACGGACTGCCGGAATACCTGTCTGCCATCCCCTCCGCTCTGCTGAATGAGTCCGCCACGCTGTTCCGCCGGAAGTATTACATCAACGGCAGCCATGCGGGTTTCATCATGTACATGACTGACGCCGCGCAGAACCAGGAGGACGTGAACAACATCCGACAGGCCATGAAAAGCGCTAAAGGACCGGGCAACTTCCGCAACCTGTTTATGTACTCGCCCAACGGCAAAAAGGACGGGATTCAGATCATCCCGTTGTCAGAAGTCGCGGCAAAGGATGAGTTTCTGAACATCAAGAATGTGAGCCGGGATGACATGATGGCAGCGCACCGTGTACCGCCGCAGATGATGGGGATTATGCCGAGCAATGTTGGGGGATTTGGGGATGTGGAAAAGGCAGCTAATGTATTTGTACGGAATGAGTTATTACCACTACAAAAAAGAATGGAAGAGATCAATCAATGGTTAGAAGATGACATATTGCATTTTGCGAAATACACTTTAAATTAACACACTAAAATTCAAACCCACAAATTTAACACGGAAGGTAATACCTCCCGTGTTATAATTAGTTATTCTCTCAATTTCCGCCTTAATAGACTGCGTATAAATCTTGCCCCACTAACAGTTATCCCTTCATTAGCCACACAATGCCCCAAGCGAATCATATCATTCGAAAAAAACGATCTTCCTCCATCCCAAACTCTCTCATTATAGAAGCTTTGTATTTGGCGAGATGATGGTACCGACTCAAGATCATTAACGTCATAAGTCTCAATTATTTCTGGCAAAATCTTGGCGCGAATAAAATTCTCAACCCGCTCATTTCTTTCCTCAAGAGATATAGAGCGTTCCGTTCCGCTAGAACTTTGTTCGTCTCGATTAGAAATTCGCTCTGCAAATAACCTTTTCTTTAGTTTCGTTAATTCAAACTGTAACTTTTGAGACTCATCCTCTTTCGCCTTAAGTTCTTCCTTAATGCTCTCTTTTTCTTCATGCTCTAAGTTTGCTTTTTCTAAAAGCTTATTTATCAGCTTTGTTCTCTCAGCATTTACCTTATCTAATTCATTCTGCTCATCTTCAATTTTTTCTTTCGTTTGACTCACTACAGAATTTTTTGGAGGAGTTATTATGTTACGCATAGAGCTATAACCTTCATCCAGACTTTTTAATCTCTCACCAAATCCACTTTCAATTCTAATCAACAAATCCGCAATATCTTTTGTAAACTTGAATGTATTGTTATAAAAATCATTACTCGTTTCCGTAGCCTTAAAATAGAACACTGCCGATAAACCAACAGAAAACAATGCCAATACCGTTGATAGCAAAGCAATAAAATCAAAACTCATGGTAAAAGTGGAATTATAAAACTTAAGAGAAAGAAAAAACACTACAATTATAGTAGTTATAGCCTTAACCCAATCCCAAAGATTTGCCTTTTGCATAGTCATTTGTTTTGTTGTGAACAATATTATAGATATTACCCTCACAGTGAAGTTATAGTAAACTCCCTAAATCATATTTTTTTGCTTTTCTCAGAATTTTCAATATATCTGTTAAAAGTATTCCCCTTCTCTGAAGGTATGGTTTACAAACGATTCTGATGGCCTAAGCGCGCTCGTATCCCCGCCACGCCTGCCCGCTTTGTGTAGCGGTTTTCATGCAGGTGCATGACAGGCCGGAAAGCGCGCCAGTTCTGGCGGCCCCGACCCATTGCGATCCTTTTTGGATCATGCGAATCCATGCACCATAGACATGCACTGCGTTCTCAAACCGCAGGATGCCATATGAGAGGGAGTTTCCCATCGTGCGGAATCACTAATGCGTATTCTCATCCTGCCCTACTCCATAATCATTCATCCTAGTAACCAGATCGCTTGTCAGCTCCGACAGCCACGAAATCGCAACCTCCTTATCGTCATCGCTACAATCTGAACTGGCAACCAGCCGGGCCATAAGTTCTATCCGCTGCAGTGCAAGTGACTCCATGAACAAATCGTTCACAACTCCCTCCCAATATTACTGTTTATATATACAGTACATCATATGATTTTAAAGCTGAAATGGTTTTTTACTCAGCTAACTCTTTGATTAATAGATATGCCATTTATCTGAGCTGTCAGCACCACTGACGCCATTTGTCATCCTCCTGTAGGCGCTGGTTCCGGTAGAACAGGCGCAGCCCGGCTCCAGATGGCAGGCTGCCGCCACGCAGAAGCAGATCCACTTCCGTTTCACTTGCGTCAAAGCCTCTGGACAGCAACTCCGCATCGAGCTGCAGCCTTTGGTGTTCCGTAATTTCCTGTTTGTAGCCTTTTCGGCGCTTCGGTTTAACCAGCCGCAGCCTTGCCGTCAGCTCGCGCAGCTCCTTTTTGCTCATGTTTTCCAAGTTCGGCAGCGCTGCAGGTTCTTCACCGCTCGGAGGTTCGCCCCCTGTCTGGTACGTTTTTTCAACAGGGGGACAGTTATTGCCACGAGTCCAAGGGGCGCGAGCGCCCTGGTCGGCTGTCGCCTCCTGAACGTCAAGGGCCTTACGAACCATTTTCCATTTCATCGCGTGCGTGCAGATCCTGCCCTCCACAATCGGGGACCAGATGCCATAGATACGGATGCCGTGATCGCCGTAGGTGCCAGGCTCATCGTTAAACTCATATGCGGTTCTGATAAGGTGATGTTTGCGGGGAACCAGTACGCCGCCCTGCTTCATGATGTAAGTGGCAAAGCAGCCCGCGTCGGCAGCAGCCAGCACGGCATCCAGCCGCGCATTTTCCAGCATAGGCGCACCGGCTTTTTTATCACACTGCGCTCTCGCGGCCTGCCCGGCTAGCAAACGCAGTTCGCGGTATGCCTGACGCCCGGGAATACCGAAGAAACGGAACTGTTGAACCCGGTGCAGAGATGCCCAGGCACTGACGTGCTCGGCGCTGTCGCGAAGTGATTTGCCGGTTTCTTTGCTGATCTCTTTTGCCAGTCCACGCCCGTCGATGTTCTTGCTGATGTATTTGGCGATGTAGCTGGTCGGGGTGCCTTTACGAGGGTTGATGAGTTCAGACTTGAAGCGCGGGCCAGTATTGTTGCCCAGCTCGTCACGGTCCTCGCGAATGGCAAATTTACGCAGCAGAGCAGTTAGCGTGCGGCGGTCTTTTTTGCGCATGAAGCACAGCAGATGCCAGTGCACAGTGCCGTCATGGTGAGGTTCAGCAACGCGGACCCCGTACCAGCGCAGCCCGGCTTTGTGCATGGCTTTGCGGAATGCGGCAAAGGTATCAACCAGGTAGTCACTGCTCTGCCGGACCGTTTCGCTGGTCCACTTCGGATTGGGCCTGCCGTTGTTCAGTGTGGCGTGGAAGCGTGACGGGCAGGTGATGGTATAAAATACGGCGCAGTCGCCGCGCATTTCTGCGATCAGCTCCAGCCCTTTCACACAGGCCATCATTTCATTGCGCCGGTGTGCCGGGTTGCTGCTACTGGCGTTCACCACGTCTTCCATATCCAGCGTGTCACCGTCAGTATTGACCAGCTCGTGCGACTGGAAAAACTCCAGCGATTTACGGCGCTGCTCGCGTTTGTGGATCACGGCTTCATAGCTGACATATGGGGATGCTTTCTTGTTGACCAGGCAAACGGCACGCAACTGTTCCTCCCGCCACTCGCAGCGCATCTGCCACAGTTTGCGATACCACCAGTCTGCACACAGCATCCGCGCCAGCGAACCCGGAATAAGGTCATAGGGTACAGGCTTGCGGCGGCGTTTCTTGCGGCGCAGCTGTTCAAAGGCAGGCGGAATGACATCAAGACGCATAGCCTCTGCCGCTACCTTTTCCCATGACTGGCGAATTTGCTCAGGCTTGACGTCATCACTCACAAACAGATCGCTGCAGGCGGCATCGAGACACATGCCCATATGTGCCGCAACCAGCGTAGACAGTCGCTTGACCTGTTCCTGGTTCATTTCAGGTAGAACCAACAGCCCCTCCAGCCCTTGATGGCTCGCCATAAACCGGAAAGAGGCAGACACCTGACTTCCACGCACGCGCTCGAGTCGCTCAAGACACGGCCTGATGGTTTCACGCAGATAGCGGGAATATGCTTTTGGCCTTCCCAGCCCCTGGAAGAATTTAATTCTTTCGAGAAGCGGTTTGCTTACGTGGGCAGGCTCGGCACTGACGTTGGCCAGAATGACCAGTTCGGGATTAAAGCGCTGCTGATCTCTTGCCATTTTGGCGCGGCTAATAAGCCGGTTCTGCTCCAGTTCACACTGAACAGGGTCACGGGACTCATTGAAGAAATAGCGTTCCCAGACCTCATCACTCATGACCTCGCGGCACAGTTGCTCCTGCTCGTTGTCCGCAGCGTAAAGAGTGATCAGGTTTGAAAGCGCAGACACCGGCGCAACTTCCGCCGGGTCCAGATAGGGGTTTATCGCATTTCTGTCTGCATTCCAGGAATAAGGATAGTTTCTCATGCGATCTCCAGCTCAAGCTGGAAAGGCTGTAATCCTTTCGATATCCATTCAGTAATAGATTGAGGCTGAACCGCTTCTATAGCGCCTTTGAGAATGGCACAGCGATTTTTCAGGATGGTCGCTATGAGTTCCTTTTCTGACAGGCCGCGTGAATATTCAGCCTCACGTATTGCACGAGTCAGCTCAGGGTATTTGGTATTAAATTTGGGGACATTGCAGGCAAGGTTAGTGCTGTCGGCCGTCGACAGCGGATAGTTACCCAACACACGCCCATCCAGCATCCGCAGCCCGTGGATCTGAGTCCGGAAATTGAATTTGCAGTAAATGGTCTCAAAAGCATCCTGCATTCGCCGGTGCCAGCGGTCAGTCCTGATAGTCGCATACTCACCAGAGGACCCGAAGCAAACCCGGGGCCACTCGCGACACAGTTCAACCAAGCGGTGAATTGATTCATGGAGATGCCACACTGGAACAGCCTTATCTCGCAGTATGGCAGGGACCTGTCGTATAAGAGCATCGTTATCTTTTTCACCCCCCTCAACCACGTCAGGAATGACATAAAAGCTCACTTTGGGGTGGTGATAAAACGACAAAAGCCACTGGTAAAACTTTGACCAGTCAATCACCAGACCACGTTTCCATGCTGAAAACGCGCCATTATCAATCGCGACAAGAGAAGCGAATTTTATGGAGGCATCAATCTGATCTGGCCGCGCATAGGAAACAAAAGCACCGGCTCCGCTCACTGCAATACGATGAACGTCACCGGCGCTGCCCCAGACAGGAGTACCGTGAAAATGGTGTACCGTCCGCGCAAAAACAGTCATGCACGAATCTCAAGAATCGTGCTGTTGTTGTCAGCCAGGACCATGTGAGTTTTCATACGACTCCACCGTGATAGTGCTTTCCTTTCAGCTCAGCGATTTCTTGGCATGTGATGCAGCACTGAACGCCAGGAATAGCTTGTCTGCGAGCTGTTGGGATTGGCGCGTCACAGTCGATGCAAAGAACGCGAGCAACGCCCGGCTTTCTGCCGCGAGCGTTCTGAATATGGCGCTGCAGGTTTTCTTCGACGCGCTGCTGTACGAGATCCATGGAATCAGCCATCAGTGCCAATCTCCGCGTGATTCAGCTTCATAACGGGCAACTTCACGGCGCAGTAGTTCTGCCGCCTCCACTCCGTTCATCCCCTCTTTCAGGATGTGGATCGCCAGTGCCTCCATGCGGATGGAAACGGCAAAGGCGCAGCTTTTACGCTCATCCAGACGGGTCTCGTTAAACATCTGGAACAAACCGGCATCATCCGGTCCGGTTTTAGTAGTGCGGGTTTCACTATTTCGCAAAATTACTTCTCCTGAATTTGGGCAAAAGAATGCCCGGCGGGTTTACGCCATTAATTTCTGTTTTGGGTTAATTCGGCATGGTTAGCCGTTTAGGAAATAAGCTCACCACTGCACGAAAATGATTCATTGCTTTAATCAGCTCCCGCGTTTCGTCAGTAGTCAGCTCACTAATACTGAGGCTGTGACGTTCTGCCGGAATTTTTGCCATAAAGAATATGGCGGCCAGTGCCCTCTCGTTCTGTTTATGATTAATGTCGCGTGGATCACGCATCTCATTAATAAACTGTTCCATCTCGCGCTCAATATTCAGACCAAACACTTTTGCTCGCAGCTCCGCGATGTGGTTCAACCCATTCAGGCGCTGACCGGGACTAAGCGGAACTGTCGCCGTGTTACCTTCTATAGCCATTGCTCAACCTCATTAGCGACCTGAACTTAAATGGTTAAAAATCCCCATAACCCACTGAACCAAAAAATGTTTAAAGTGATGCCGGGGATTTTTATGCACGCCCGGCACGTGCCTTAGTGGTAGACTATTTGCGCCAACAATCATCTACCCATCGAAGGAGAAACCTGATGTCAGACTCTGACAACTTCCACGTATTGCCTCGCCCTGCCCCTGCACCTCAACCAGCGCCGGGACAGGATAAAAAATAGGATTCCGGCATGACTAAACAAAGCTCCGAATACTTCCAACTGCATTACAGTTATTACCTTGAGGTTATGACGGCAACGCTTCACGGTAGAGCTGACAAATTGATGACAGCCATTCAGCTTATTAGCGGTACTGCTGTGTTTGCGGACACTGGTCTGGAATGGTTGTTCGCTTTGCCTGTAGTCGTTATCGCGACAATTCAACTTGTGTGGCAACCAGCTATTATTTCCGAACGTGCTAGCGTACAAAGCCGCCAGTACGGGGAATTGCTTTATGCAGGGGATGAACTGACCCCGGAACTGATTGCACAAAAGTTGAAAATGCTGCATCACTCTGATTCCGCACCTTTCGGTTCTTTGTTAAATCCAGCCTACAAAAGAGCTGCTATTGCATGTGGTCGGCCTGATGACACTAAGCTCAGCGTCCAGGAAAAGCTTTTCGCCTGGTTTGCAGGTTGCCTGCCACGTTAATACTTAGACGTTGTAGCAAACTCTTTTTGCCAGTTCCCCGGACAGCCTGCTGCCGGGGAGACAATTCAATACACGGATGCCACTTTTTCCCGTCAGGTAAGTAAATCCAGCCATGACCGTAATGCATTGCCGGGCTTTGCCTAACCAGCAGTGATGCGAATGAAGGTTCGTTATTCAACATAAACACCTCAGCTCAGCCCAAAAGAAGAGCCAAGACCTGTCACGGTATCGACGACACTGGCCATTGCAGGATTGGCCTGTAAACGCGCCTGTAGCGAAATAGCGGTTAAAGCCATCAAGCGAGTAATTGAGTTGACGCTTTCAACAACCTGGCGGCGGGTGGTCGCATTTAGCTGAACACCAGAAACCGCACTTGCAGCGACACGGCCGATCTCGGCGGTGGCTTTCAGGACGTACTGAGGCATTTTCTCCCGAGCGACTTCATTGGTTGGTACGCATGGCAGGCAATGGATCTGCGCCAGAAACCCATCTACGAGTGTTGAGTCTTCGGTGAGGTCGGTCAGAAGCCATATGTCTGGCGCTGTAAGCTGATGCGGTTGCTCCGGGTTGAGCTTATTGCGCAGGGTTTGAACGTTCATACCTGCACGTTCTGCCAACTTCGCCATGTTGTGGCGTACAGCGAAGGCACGGCAGGCTTCATCAAAATGTCTTTGTTTGGAAACTTTATAATCAAACATAGTTTTCATCTCCGAACCCATCGCAAAATCGAACTTTAAAACTAACTGCGATAAGCAAACGTTTCTTAATCTGAGAGTGCATCTACTGTAAGAGCAGCCATGTTAATCATGACCTTTTCACGTTTTTTATCTTTACGGAGACGATGGCGCGGAAGGCGACCATCCGCCAGCATATCATTGATCGTATCGACTGGAAGGCCTGTAAGTTCGCTATAGCGCTCAATTGTGACGTGCGGTGTATTCAGAGTGATTGAAATGTTTGGGGTCATGGTGCAACATTCCTTCTTTAGTTCGGCTTGTGGCGAGCCGTTGTTTAACGTGATTAGTTGTGAAGGCTCCAAAAGGACACTTCGAGTTCAACTTTAAGATCGCTTTTGGAATCTGTCAATGCATTTTAGATTTTATGGGAGGACTTTTGGATTTCAATAACGGCGGAAAAAAAGTGATTGAGCGCTTGGTTGAGGCGTATGGCTTCACCACTCGTCAGGCTCTATGTGACCATCTAGGTGTGTCAAAGAGCACAATGGCTACGAGATATATGCGTGACATTTTTCCTGCAGATTGGGTTTTGCAATGTGTCATCGAAACCGGTGTCTCGATTGATTGGCTTGTTTCTGGGAAGGGTGAGTTAGCAGTAAATCCAGAAGCAAAGCTAACGGACATAGAAACGCAGGAGTTGAGAAATGGTGAGGCATTTTCTATTGGATCGTACAAAATTGATGCATTTTTCCTCCTTCGAGAAATTAAATCGCCTCTAGCTGTAAAATCTAACCGACATCTTTATGTATGCGATCGGGAAGATGCAACTCTCTCTGATGGTCAGTGGTTAGTTGAGATTGAAGATAAATTAAGTATAAAAAAAATAAATTTAATTCCTGTTCGTAAAGCAATGGTAACAGGAGATGGTTTTTCTTTTGAATGCGATATTAGTGATATTAAACCTATAGCTAAAGTATACAGTGTGATTAGTGAGGCTTAAATGGAAAATGATATTGATTGGAGCTGGGATCAGGATAATAATTTTATAAACGAAGTTCTGCCCGCAGATACTCTTGATCGTCAAAAATACGGAAAACATCTTTACGATGTATGTATTGCACATGGTAAGACCTCAAATTTGGTGATTAATATAAATGCCGAATGGGGTGCCGGGAAAACTTACTTCACAAAACGTCTCGCACAAACAATATCAACTACCCATGCAACAGTATATATAGACGCATGGAAAGAAGATTTTTCAGATGACCCATTACTTACTGTATTTAGTTCCATTAAAGAGCAGTTAACAGGGCAATCAGATAAATTCACCACACTTTTAAATAAAACAATTTCAAATTTAGGTCCTTTGTTAAAGACAGCGACACCTATACTGCTTGAGGGATTAATAAAAAAATATACTGGGATTGAAAGTTTTTCAGATCTAACAAAAGAGTTATCGACAAAATTACTTGACCTACATTCTGAAAAAGCAAACAAAATAGTCACCATAAAAAAAGGTATTAGTGAATGGGTTAGATACATTGAACAACAAGATGGGATTGAAAAGAAACTACCTCTATTCATTATTATTGACGAATTAGATCGATGTAGACCTGATTTTGCAATTAGTTTACTCGAAATAACCAAACATATATTCAACATCCCTGGTGTAATTTTCATTATATCTACGGACACCGAGCAATTACAGCATTCTATAAAAGTTGTATACGGTAGCGAATTCTCGGCAAGTCATTATCTCAATAGGTTTTTTGATAGGCGTTTTTTATTGCCCACACCAAAATTGACGGACTTCCTGACTACACTATGTGGGGGAGACTTCACTGAAAATTTCGATCAATATAAAAGCAAACTATCACCTTGCCCTCCTGACATTAACAAATTTATTAATAACTGTGCATCTGTATTGCAAGCTTTAAAAATAAACCTCCGAGATTCGATTAAGCTTTTTAACAGGCTAATTGATATAACAATGATTACCAAAAAGAATTTTGACCCAACATTATATTTAATCTTATCATCACTTAATATTCGTGACAATGAAATCTATGCGATGTTTAAAGCAAAGAAAGTTGATAAAAATCGTATACAATTCTTGTCAGAAGAAATAAATTTAACATTTGACCTATCGAGAGAAACTACAGGCGTTTCTACTCTCATTAGTTCTAATTATGATGCTAGTAGTCGTTATTCAAATAGTTATACATCCAAGAAAATCGAAGTTAGTATATCGGAATACATTAATTCGGCTCAATCTGTCATCGAGATTGAAGACCCAGTAACTGTACACCACGGCGACAGTTACCCGGAACCTTGGGTGCATGGGGGAATATCAGCTGAACAAACATTAGAAAATTATTTGAAGATGGGGTGGGCATTAAGAAAAAAATATGATTCTTCACTACATTTATCACAATATTATGATTTTATCGAACTTAGTATTATCTTTGAATAATTAGTGTTTAATTTTTTAATCTCACACATTGACCACTGTTCAAACATACAGTTAAATTTAGCCCTCAGACATGAGGGCTTTTTTATGACAGTACGAAAACTAGACACAGGAAAATGGATTTGTGAATGCTACCCCGCCGGGCGCAGCGGGCGTCGTGTACGCAAGCAGTTCGCCACCAAAGGCGAAGCATTGTCCTTTGAGCGTCATACGATGGATGAAGCAGAGGCTAAGCCCTGGTTAGGTGAATCGGTAGACCGTCGGACTCTGAAAGACGTAGTTGAACTCTGGTTCAAACTGCACGGCAAATCGCTTACCGCTGGTGAACATGTTTACAACAAGCTGGTCCTGATGGTCGATGCACTCGGAAACCCTCTTGCTACTGATCTCAGCTCGAAATTGTTCGCGCATTACCGTGACAAACGCCTAACGGGTGAAATCTATTTCAGTGAGAAGTGGAAGAAAGGTGCCAGCCCGGTAACTATTAATCTCGAACAAAGCTATTTGAGTGGCGTTTTTAGCGAATTGGCCCGACTCGGAGAATGGGCAGCACCGAACCCACTGGAGAACATGCGCAAGTTCACCATTGCCGAAAAAGAAATGGCCTGGCTGACGCATGAGCAGATCACAGAGCTTCTATACGACTGCCAACGCCAAAGCGCCCTGCTCGCTTTGGTCGTTAAAATCTGCTTAAGTACCGGAGCACGCTGGCGCGAAGCGGTGAACCTCACTCGCTCCCAAGTCACAAAGTATCGAATAACTTTCGTCAGGACCAAAGGCAAAAAGAACCGCAGCATACCGATCAGCAAAGAGCTATACGAGGAAATCATTGCCCTGGACGGCTTCAAGTTCTTTACTGACTGCTATTTCCAGTTTTTATCCGTAATGGATAAGACCTCTATCGTGCTTCCGCGCGGTCAACTTACCCACGTTCTGCGCCATACGTTTGCAGCACACTTTATGATGTCAGGTGGGAACATCCTTGCCCTTCAGAAAATCCTAGGCCACCACGATATAAAAATGACCATGCGCTATGCTCATCTTGCGCCAGATCATCTTGAAACAGCGCTTCGACTTAACCCACTTGCGACAATGAATAACTTGCAGCTAAAAGCTTGA